TAGTCGCGTGGTACACAGACATTGCAGGCATTCCTGTTCATGTGGTTTTGAACTGTGCAACAGGTAGCATAACTATTCTGAATGCCGCTTACACTGTACTCGCAACTGTAGCAGGTGGGTCTTATCTTACCACCAGCAACAAGGCTAACATACGGGTGGCCACGGTAGGTGACGAGTTCTTCCTGTGCAACATTGAAAAGCAGCCTGCCCTTGGTGCGCCTGTAGCATCAGCAGCAACTACTCGGTATGGTTTCTTCTAC